GCGAGGCCAATCTCATCGGGGCCAATCTCATCGGGGCCGATCTCAGCGGGGTCGATCTCAGCGAGGCCGATCTCAGCGAGGCCGATCTCCAAAGCATCCACGACGACCTGATTGGCGTGCTGAAATACGCACCAGCCGAAGCGTCTGGTTTTTTGGCCGCTCTCAGGGCGGGGCGCGTCGACGGCACATGCTACCGAGGCGACTGCGCGTGCCTTGTCGGAACGATTGCCAATATACGCGGCGTAGATGTGGTCACACTGCCGCGAAGACCGAACTCTCCGATCGAGCGGTTTGTTCTGGGCATCCAGAAAGGCGACACGCCAGAAACGAACCCAATCGCGAAATTCGTCGCCGAATGGACTGAGGATTTTCTTTCAGAGCGCGCGTTATGACCGCTCTGCCGGCTGCTCTTCCCGGATTAGACGCGCGAATGCGTTGCGCCATTTCGAGTCCAGCGTTGTCTGACGGCTTGACGCCACAAGACCGCCGGGCAGAAGGGCTGTGGATTTTAGATGGCGTTATCGATCGCTTGCGTCGTGGTGAATATATAAAATCCCCAGATTTAGTCATCGAGCTTCACATTGTAAAAATCGCTTTTATGCACGCAAGGGATGACGAGCTTGATGCGCTTCGCCAATCGGCAAAGCCACGCAAACGGCGGTTGAGTTTTTTTCGGAGGTTTTGGTGGGCGAAACAATAGAGCAAACCGCAATTTCGATACTGCCCAAGCACGCAGTTTCCACGATATTGGCGGCGGATGAAAAAGGCGTTCTGGAAGCGTTGCAACAGGAACTTGACGGCTTTGTCACCGACGCCACGACCGTAGAAGGGCGGAAACAGGCTCGGTCGAAAGCTCACAAAGTCTCTGAAGCGAAACAAGAGCTTATCAGGATCGCCGAGACTTTAAAAGAAGACGCGCAAAAAACCGTCAAAGCGGTTAACGCGGAAATTCGCATAGTTCGCGATAAAATGGACGAATTGCGCGACCGGATCAAAGGTCCCGTCGAAGAGTTTGAGGCTCGCGAAGAAAAGCGCGTCGCGGCGCACAAACAGGCGTTGGAAGCCATACGCGAGCACGCCGAATATTATTATGCAGGCAATGTATCGGTTTCGGCGTTGGAAAAACGCCTCGCGTTGCTGCGCAATCCGCCAGAGCGCGATTGGGAGGAATTTGCTCCCCGTGCCGCGCAAATTTTTGAGGAAGAAATTGCGCGGACCGAGACCTTGCTTAAACTTGAAAGGCTACGCGAGCGCGAGGCTGAGGAATTAGCCAAGCTTCGCGCCGAAGCTGCGGAGAGGCAACGTCAGGAGGCTGAAAAGAAGCGTGAGGAGGAAGGGCGGCTGCGAGCCGAGCAAAGGCGCCTGGAAACCGAAAAAGCCTCTGACGAGGCTCGCAGGGCTGCGGAGCGGGATGCCGCTGAAAAAATGGAAGCGGCGCGACGCGAAATGGCTAAGCGCGAAGCCGAGGCCGCTCGCCAAGCTCAGGAAGCCAACGATCGCGCGGCCCTGGCCGAAGCGGCGCGAGTAATGGCAGAGGCGCGCGCTGCGGAAGAAAAACGGTTTGCCGAGGCGCGCGCTGACGCTGCCCGGCAAGCGGCGATTGAGCAGGAACGTCGCCGCGTTGCGGCCGAGCAAGAAGCTGAGCGCCGTGCGGCAGAAAAGCGCGCCGTTGATATTGATAATCGGCGTTTGAAAAACACCGAGGCGCTGAGGGAATTTGTGAAACTCGGATTGTCGGAAGGGCTCGCTCGGGTGGCAATCATCGCAATCGCCGAAGGCAAAATCCCGCATATATCAATTAGCTACTAGTTAGATACCACACGATAACCGATAGATATCCAGAGGATACCATGGGGATAAAATACCACACCGACCTTATCCAAGGCAGCGACGAATGGTTGGACGCCAGATGTGGGTTGCTTACTGCGTCGGAAATGAAACTGATCATTACGCCGTCGCTGAAAATTGCGGCAAACGAAAAAGAGCGGACTCATCTATTCGAACTCTTGGCTCAACGCATCACTCGATATGTCGAACCAAAATTTATTAGCGACGAAATGATTCGGGGGAAAGTAGACGAAATTCAAGCGAAAGAATTGTATGCTGAAAAATTTGCCCTTGTCGAGGAGGTTGGATTTATTGCAAATGACCGATTTGGGTTTACTCTTGGGTATTCGCCAGACGGATTAATTGGGTCAGATGGATGCATCGAAGTAAAATCTCGATCGCAAAAATATCAAGTGCAAACAATTCTTGCGAATGAATGCCCGGAAGAATTTATTCTGCAAATTCAAACTGGACTTATGGTCAGCGAAAGAAAATGGTGCGATTTTATATCGTATTGCGCGGGTATGCCTATGTTAAAAATCCGGGTTTACGCATCGAACGTCATTCAAGACGCGATTTTTCACGCCGCATATAAATTTGAAAAAAGGCTCGTTGAAGCCTTTGAAATATACAACGAAAAAATCAGAACAAATCTTGATCTTGTGCCCACCGAGCGCAGCGTCGAGCGGGAAATGCACTTATGAGCGACATGACTGCGACTATCTTGCCAAAATCCGACCAGCTATCGGCTGACGATTTGATTGGCGGGAAAACTTTGACGATAAAAATCCTTGACGTTGCGATATCGCCGGGCAAAGAACAGCCTGTGACGGTGTCGTATGACAACGACGGCGGCCGCCCATATCGCCCTTGCAAATCGATGCGCCGGGTCATGGTCTACGCCTGGGGTGACGATGCCAAGCAATATATTGGGCGCTCTATGACGCTGTATCGAGACCCGGCAGTGAAATACGCGGGCCTGGCCGTGGGGGGTATTCGAATATCGCACATGTCGCACATCGATAAGCAAATTGTGGTGGCGCTGTCGGAGACCAAAGGCAACAAAAAGCCTTTCGTTGTAAAGCCTTTGGGACGCTTGGTCGAAAATCAGGAAAAAGCGGCGCAGTCAACTGAGGAAAAGAGCGCCGCGAAAAGCGCGAAATTGGTTTGCGACGATCTTTGCACGCGTATTCGCGCTTGTGTTACCCAATCTGATCTTGACTCAGTGCTTGGGGAGAAAATTGTAAAGGACCAAAGAGAATGGATGCTGGAAAAACGCACCGACCTAAATGATTTGGTTGATGAGGCAATAAGCGAAGTTGTGGACAGGCTGGTTGCGCAGTCTGTGAAGTTGTAGGGCGCCGTTATGACGGTTTACGTTGACGACATGCGTGCGCCGTTTGGGCGTCTTATCATGTGCCACATGATCGCCGACACCGACGAAGAATTGCACGCCATGGCTGACCGCATCGGCGTTTCGCGGAAATGGCATCAGTGCGACCATTACGACGTCGCACTAAGCAAGCGCGCTTTGGCCGTTGCTGCCGGCGCTGTTGAGATTACCTGGCGGCAGTGCGGCATTATGGCAGTCCATCGCCGCCGAGGAAATCCTCTGCCAAAATTATCAGATGTTCCTGCTATTTTGGCCGAGCAAACGGAAAGAATGCGCAAGCAATTGGAAAAACAGGGGATTGTCTTATGAGCTTCGACGAAATATCCCGAAAATTCAAAGACCGCCGGCCGGATTATATCAAACGCGATTTATCGCAATGTCGGTGCCCTGCTTGCAATGGATCGGGTTGGATGTGGGCGGCTTGGCTCGATCATTGGATAGAATGTCGCATTTGCGGGCATGAAGATCAAAAACCTAAACCGGAAATAAAACAGGAGTAACGATAATGACTAATGAAGAATTAATTGAATTTTGCAAAAAATCATTTGGGGTGTTTCGCGAAATGGTTTTAGAGCGCGATGCTACTGAAAAAGAAATTCTTGCAGTTCTTCATGATTTAATGGTTAATGTAATTTCCCGAGAAATTATTAGATCAAATGATCCTAAATCGCATTTATCAAAATATCTTGAAATTCTTAATATTAGTGTGCATACAAGTTGCTTATCAGTAATATTGTCAAACGACAAAACTGACAATGTCCACTAATCCAAAGACTTCTTCCAAAGCAAGTATTATTTGCTCATATTGCGGCAATTACGCTAAATTTGTTGCCGATGGCGGCCGCCTTTATCAATCGCGCACAAATTACGGACCTGTGTGGGTGTGTGAGCCGTGTACGGCGTGGGTCGGATGTCACCCCGGCACGACGTGGCCGCTCGGACGGCTTGCAAACGCTAAATTACGTCGCCTCAAAATAGAAGCGCACAAAGAATTTGATCCATTGTGGTCAGCTAAAATGCGCCGCACAAAATGCAGCAAAAGCGAAGCCCGGTCAGCCGCGTATGCGTGGCTCGCGAAACAGCTTGGAATTAGCGGGCCTGAATGCCACATCGGTTTGTTTGACGAATCGCAATGCGAACGCGTCATCGAAATATGCCGAAATGCCTATGAAAAATATCGGTTAGCCGAGCGGTAGCTATCAGAAAGCATTTGGGTAACTAATTGGTATCCATTAGATACCAATTTATTCCCATATAGACTCGATGTGCTGGTTGCTTCAAATTTCGAGACCTACGATTCGGAGATTTTGCAACCAAGGGCTTAAAACGCAAAAAGGCGCCGATGAGGGCGCCAATCTGGCCGGCCGAGACCGGAAGTCTGGGGTGTTGACGATCCCAGATAACCCGGTTTCAAACCCGAGTCAAACCTCGGTCGGAGGATTGCGCGCATTTTTGGCGGCTCGGCCCCAACACCGAGGCTAGATATGCTCGATTTATGGCTGGAACCTATTGATTTCATTGCATGGCGCCGTCGCGTGACGCAAGAGCACGCGATGCGAAATTTAACTCACGCCAGGCGGTTGGCGCTTGAAGCGCTGCTACGAATGTGGCGGCCTAACGACACGTTTGAGCCCACTGACGACGAGATCGCGCTGCAAGCCGGCTGTAGCGCCCGCACGGTGCGCCGCGCGCGGGCCGACGCGCGGGAGATAGGGTTACTGCATTGGGAGCGCACCAGGCTCTTGGTGGCCGGCAGATGGCGCCAAGGGCGCAATCGGTATGCGCTTGCAGTGCCGACCACCCCAGTATCCCCAGGCGGACAGAGAGGCCGCGCAAGGCAAGTAAGGAAGAAAAGCTCGGTAAGTGCGATCGCGGTCTCGGCCGCGCGCGCGGCGCTAAATCGGATCGAGTCGCAAATGCTTAGCCGATTTGCTGCTCGGTGGGATGCCACGCGGCCGAACTTTGGCGCCCAAAAATAAAAAGGCCGCACGGGGGAAACCTGTGCGGCCTTTTCGATCGCAGCGCGTCGGCTACGATTTGTTCGACACTACCTTGATCGCAGGCGCGGCCGTTTGTTCCAGCGCGACCGCTTGCGATTGTATCTGCGTGGCCAACGCTTCAAGAGTCGGCGCATCCGTCGTCGCGCTGTTCAACGCCGTCTGCGCCGTGGCCATCAGCGGGTCCAGTACTGCTATGCCCGCGTTGATCGTGCCTGCCAGCGTCGGATCAGCGAGTGCAGCAACCTCGGCGATGCCTTTTGCTGTTTGGTAAAACGAAATGGCTTTGCTCGCATCCGCTTGCGCTGCGGCCAACGCGGTCGTGACAGCGCTGTCGATTGCCGTAGTCTGCGCTGCTGTGCAACTCGCGACTGCGAGAACTGCTAGCATTGTCGTGATTTTCATTTTTGTCCTCATGAAATCGTCACACTCATCGTTGGCGCGCTTCCTTGCCCCGCCGCGTAAAGGTCAAGCTCTGCCACGACGTTAGCTGTTGCAGTCGCGTATTCTTGGAAAGTTGCAGTGCTTGTGAATGTCTTTGGCGAGCCAGTTACGTCGAGCCACACGAGGGATGTTTGGCCTCCTGGAAACTTTCCTGGGTTTGTCAGGATGTATGTGGACGTCGCATTGATGGCCTGCTGAGTTGCTGTATCGAGCGCATACACCCCGCTAAGCGCTGGGTTGCTCGTGCATGTGAGCGTAAGGCCGGCGGCTTGTAGTTGCGCGGCAAGCTGTGCGTTCGACGGGGTCGTGCTTGACGCTACGGGCGCGGTCCATACACCATTAGTGTATGTGCTGCCAGGCACGGGCGCCGCGCTGAGTGCGGTGATGTCAATCCAATCTGCAGCGCTGTTAGGCCATGCCTGTGCGAGCGTGACACCAGGGGGTGCGACCCATGCGACGCCTTGTGCGATGCCGTTGGGGGCGTAGATGTATGTGGGCATGTTTCACGCGCCGTTGTTGGGTTGATAGGCGTAGAGTTGCGCGACTTCAGCGGAAGATAGGGCGCGATTATAAATACGAAATTCATCTAAAAAACCATTATAAAAGTACTGTCCTGCTGAGTTATAAGCACCAAAAGTTACTAAGTTATTTGATGTAAAGCCGTTTGAAGTTGAGAGTTTGTTAACATATAGACCGTTTATATAACAAACTGCTGTTTGTTGTGCATAAATAACACAAAAATGAAACCATTTATTTAATGGAGTTGGGACATAATTAATACCCGGGTATATATTATAACCAAATAAATTATTTGCATAACCAAGCCAAAAATAAGAAGAATAAGCGCTAAAAAAAATACTGAATCCTGTAGTATTAATATTCTTTACCCAACCACAAACACTAAAATTAATAGTATTTAACTTTGCTAAAGTAATATTGTAATAAGAATTATTAAATTTCAAGCAATTGCCAAAAATTCCTTTGCTCCAAATACTATTTATTGATAAAACACCATAATTCGTCCCAACCGGCGAACTATCCCGCACGATATTACCCGCACCCTCGTCAAAGTTCCAATACCCGACAAGCCCATTGAGCAAATTTTCGTTCGGATTGCCGACAACCGCCGCGCGTTGGATAATGTTCATGGTGCGTTAATCCGACAAAAACGAAACAAACCACGACAAGTCTTGCGTAGACGTAGACGCGAACGTGCCGGTTTGGATAAACGCAAGATCAATCGTTCCAGTTGGCGCTACGACCGGAATGGCTTGTTGCAACGCTTGAAACACGGTCGGAGTGCCCAGCGCAAAGGCCGACGTGAGCGGAACCACAACCGGGTTCTTAAGTGCATCTGCTGCGGAAAGATTGAACGCCGTATGGTCCGTTACAGTCGAGCTTGTTGGGATACCGTTGGCAAAAATCACACCGTTCATACTCGCTGTGGTTTGCGCGTCGGACGAAACCAAAGAAAGCGTTTGAAGCAACCCGGACGTGGCACCCGCGCGGAATAAGCCATTGAGCGACACAAGGCCGCTGCCGCCCGGCGATGCCGACGAACCGATGACCACGCCGTTGCTGTATGTCGTTCCACCGCCCTGGTTGTAGAGCGAACCGCTGGCGACTTTGGTTGTTCCACCTACCGTGAGCGCGCCGCCTGCAATAGCCACGGTGCCGACGTTGTTGACGCCAGAGGCGAGGGTGACGCCGTTGGTAATCCCGGTTAGCGTGCCAGAAATCGCTTGTGTAGATGGAAAGTTGTTGACCGCGAGCGCGCCAGAGACCGCAACCGTGTTCGTTATGGCCGTCAGCGTGCCGGACGTGACGACGACGTTGCCGCCACCGCCACCACCAGATCCAGAAACGACTAGCGCACCATTTGAAATGGTTAACGGAAGCCAAGTTTCGCTAACCGGATCAAACGCGTTAAGTAAGGAATTTTGACCCTGGTCGTTCCAGATGGCCATTTCAAAATTACCCCTAGATAGTGTTCGCGTCTTCGTTCCGCGACCGGAAGTATGCATCGATGTCGCGCCGCAACCCCGGTTTATTCCCCGCGAGTTCGACAACGCCGAACGAATTGCGCTTCAGGTCGGTGTCCGGGTCGAACCCATGCCGCGCGAGGATATCCCAACGCGACACATAGGCGCGCTTGTCTTTCGAGCCATGCCACATGTGCTCTATCGTGCCGGGCACATACGACACGTTTCCGTTGATGTGATGCATGGCGCGCGCCTGCCAGGCCAAGAGCGGCCTGCTATATGACGCAGGCAGGTTGCCCGGTATGCTCTCCTGCACCCGCCCAACCAACGCCATCGCCATGTGGTGGTCTGCTGAGCCCAGTATGGCCGTCTCTATCAGTCCACCCACCCAATCGAGTGCCTGCCGCGTAAACGCAAGACCATATCCGGGGTGGCCAAACTGATATGCGCCCCCGGACGCGTTTGGTCCCTGCACGATAGGTTTCCCGTCCGCCCACAATCGAAATAGCGATCGGTGCGCCTGCAAATGATCATCGTCAGGCCCGAGATCGTAGCAGTCCGACCATGGCATAACTACGTCGTATTGCTGCAACGCGTGCACTGTCTCCGATGCCCAATTCGGCTTGCGGAATCGCACGTCCGCATCGATAAAAGCGATGTATTTTCCGCCGCATCGGGCCGCGCCAATGTTCAGAAGATTTTCTTTGTGGAATGTCAGAGTTCGCGTTCGCACGCCCACATGCTGAATGCGCGTATCATGCGCCAGGTCGAACGGCCGCTCGCCATATTGGCATTCAACGATCGTGAGCTTTACTTCACTGTCTAGCATATGCTCGATGAACTCATTCGCGAGCCGAATTCGCGACTCCCAGCGTATCGGGTTGGATACCGCAGCCACAACGTGGAGTAGATCATTGCGCACGGGTTACTTGCCTTTTTCGGCTTCGATCGCAGAAATAACGGCCGGAATTTCGGCGCCTACAGTCCCGGCGGTTTGTTGCAACTGCGTGTTTTCGGGCAGCGCGATTAGCACGATACTTGCGGCGATTGCAGATAATGCCGCCGACGCAGTAGCGGCGCCGGACAAATAAGCCGAGATCGCACCTGCTATCGCGGAAAACCCGGCTATGCTGGTTTTGGTGGTTAAATGCGCGATGATATTATTCAAGCTTGCCTCCGGGGATAAGTTTCAACGCTGCGCTAAGTCGAGCCCACACGCGGTTGGTCCAGCCTGCGCTGTAACGCGCCCAACCTGCGTCGCTGCGATAATTTTCAAGCTGAGCGTCAGCTAAAGCGGCGCAAAGGACGAACGTTTTGTCGTCATGCTGAGCGATTGCGGCAAGCGTCAAAGGCCCGATTTCCCCGTCTGTTTTCGTGCCGACGAACGCCTGAACGCGCTGAAGTGCGTATGCGCTTAAGCGGAAAATAAAAACAGACGAGTCAAACTTCGCGGCCGCCGCCGCCGTTTCCGGTCCGCACCACCCGTCGATATCGGTAAACGGCATTCGGATAAGTCGCTGCAATATCAGCGCTGATGTGGTGTCTCCCGCGTTAAACGCGTGATCCGCGATCATGAGATCGATGCCGTTTGGCAGCAAATCCCCAGAAACAACTTGCCAATAGCGCGCGCCGTATATTGCCGTCGCTACGGTTTTCGACAAACCGAACATCATTGACGCGGTGACAGACGGAACTTTCAGCCATGATGCCAAAACGGGAGGGGTGACGCCATACTTGCAGCCGATCAGGACGCCATTTCCGATTTGTCCAGTAGACCAGCATCCCGGATCGCTCGCGTCCATGCTGACAGTCTCATCGCCTTCAGCCAAAAATGTAAAAGCGGCGGACGCAGCTAAATTGGCGTTCATGGATATCCGCCGTTCCATGCCTTGTCCGGCGCTGCGTTGGCCAGTCGTGGTAGGGGCAGCAATTCGCTATGCTCTCGCGTGGCCAGGTCATTGCTGAGTTTATCCACCCTGTCCGTCAGCCTGTTTATCGCGGCCCGCTGTTCTTGATCGCTCATATCTCTCCGAGATTCATTGCGGTCTACGATTGCGCTTACAGCAGCGGCAGAAGCTGCGGCCGTGTGCGCGATATCGGTTTGCGATTGCTCAAGGTGGCTGACGCGGATCGACAGCGTGTTGATAGCGTCAACGGTTTTTTGCTCAGATGCGCTGAGCCACCAAACGCCGCCAAAGGACGTTCCGATAATTGTAAATATCAACGCCAAAATATCGGAGGAAAACTCTTTGCCCGCGATTCGCATTACGAAAACTCCAACACGATAACCGCTCCGCCAGCGCCATTGCCCCCGGCGAATGTGGTGCTCTGAGACGTCGACGCTCCGGCGCCGCCGCCGCCAGAACCATATCCGCCCCCTGTAGAACCGGCGCCGTTGGCGTTGTTGCTGCCCCCCGCGCCCATGGCAGACGATGCGCCCAGACCGGATTGGACAACGCCCGCAGCCAGCACAATGCCGTTTCCGCCGATGCGACCGGGTGAGCCGAAAATTATTCCAGAACCGCTAGGCGATGAACCGCCTCCGCCCGGATTGGTGAATGCCGCGCCTCCGGCTGTTCCTAAAAGGCCGCCATGCCCGTTACCGCACGTAAGCAGGCCGCCGAAACTGGTGGAGGCTCCATCCGCCCCGGCTCCCCCGGCATTAGCGGTGCCGCCTGCACCCACCGTCACGCTGACCGAAAAATTCGACGTATATCGAGCGACGGCGAAAGCGCCACTTCCGCCTCCGCCGCCTGCGGCGCTTTGGCTGCTTGAAGTCGTAGGAGTCCCTCCTCCTGCGCCGCCTCCGCCAACCCCTATGACAATTACAGAATTCGTCCCGGTATCGGGAACGTAAAAAGTCGTTCCTGGGCTAAGAAATGTTTGAATGCCAATCAGCCTGCCCGATGGACTTCCAAACAAAGACCGCAATGCAGCAAGCAATTGCGCGTTATTTGTTCGATCAAGTGCTATGCTTGCTGCCAATATAACAGCAACAATTTCTTCTTGTATTGCGTTATATTGATAGGCGGGAAATTCTGTCGGGGGCGTCAGCGTTGAAGCGTTACCGGCCGATGCAAATTGAGGCGTTCCCGTCGTCGGCGCAGTCGCCGCCGATCCAGCCGGAACGCTATTGGATGCAATTATGCGGTCCATTATTTCTCTCTACACCAAAACATTCGGTCCGTCTAGCAAGCTTAAATCAAGAATAAATGGCGATGTCGGAATAACAAAACCGACGTAAGTATGCGCTGGCTTCAAATTGTTAAATTCGCAAACCAGAATTTCGGGAACGGAAGTGACAGATGGCGAATTTACGTAAACCCGCCAAGTGAATGCCCAATCGTCGTTGTAAAGTGGAGTTTCGAACGTATCGCCAAATCGCCATGGTGTAAAAGTAGAAATCGTAATTCCGTAACCGAGCGTTGCGGCATAGGAGATAAAAAAATCCGCCGATGGACTGCCGCCAGCGCAAAGCCGGGCCACGACTTGCGCTTCGCGGGCGGCGATCGTTGGCGCCTCTCCTGCGCACGGGTCAGGCAGGCCGAGAGACGACTCCCATTCCGGTAGCAAATAGACCGATGTGGACGGGAACGCGTCTTGAACAAGGCCGCACGCTGCTTCGTCGTTGCGATAATATGTTGGCACCAACGCCGCGCACACATCGGCCTGAAGCGTCCCGGCGGCGCGCGGCCACGCCCTACCGAGCGGCAAAAGGGCTTGAAACGCGGAAGCGTAGTTCGCGACAGAATATGGCTGAATTGGCGGCGAAGTGACCGCAGCGGGATTGTAGGTTCCGCTCACCAGGTTACCGTCCCGAGCGTTGGAATCTGACCGACGCTTGTCGTAATGGTGCCGGTCGGAGAAGAAATTACGTAATCCGTCAACCCAGGAACAGCGTCAAGCGCGGCCGTCCAATCCGACTCGTATATCGTGCCGCCAAGCGCGGTTCCGAGGCGCAAAAACATGCTTTGAAGTGCCGTCGTCACAAGCGCCTGAATGGCAGATGTGTTTGGGGTTATCTCGGAAAACACGAAATTTTGGGCTGCATTGTTTGGTCCAGCGACGTAAACGAGCGCTGTAACCGGCTGAAGGGGGAATATGTAATTCGCCACATTGAGTTGGTCGCCGCTTGCCGGGGTTGTCCGTGTCTCCGCCGCCGCGCCGCCAGTAGAGCCCTGCGGGAACCCGCCATACGCCGCTTCGGTCACATCTAGCATGATGTACACGACAACCGTGCCTGCCCCCATCTGATTTGGCGAGCACCATGCCCGCGTCACGCCGTTTACTTCGAGAGCCCAATTCACGTAGTCGTTTTGGTCGCCCCCCATCGATGGCGAAGCAAAAGCAGCAAGCATTCGCGACCGTAGAGAGTCGTCAATTTCTTGGTCCGCGCCGCCGGTCACCAACGCAACGACAGTCCCTTGGTTGGCTATGCCAGCCACACTATTGGACAAACTGATAAGCGCGCCTATCGCGGTGTTTCCATCCGCTCCTGCCGTCGTGGCCTCTATGGACGCTAACAGCGTGCCATTTGACGCGATTGTGCCATTGTTGGAAATCGTAAAGCCATATCCGTCAGAGCGAGTGAGCGGCGTGCCAGCCGACAGCGGCGTTCCGACCGTCCCTGTAAACGCCGCCGCGCTGGCGCCGCTGGCGTATGTCGCAGGCTCGCGAAATACCTGCTTAAAAGCAGCCCACGCTTCAAGATATTCATCGGTCGCTGTAAAAGGCGTGCACTGCTGCGCAATCCAATCCAGGTAGCCGTAATGGCCAAACGCGAAACCCGCTTGCACTTGGCCGAGTAGGTTCAAAATAGATTTTTGCAGCAAGCCATCCGCGCCAGGGATGCTCGATTGCGTGATATCCTGGCCGGCCTGAGTCAGTAATTGCGTAAGCGTCGGATGGGGGTATGGCATTTTAAAAACTCGGCACAGGCAAAGCGGTTATGTTGTTCCATGCCCAAGCAAATCGGAAAGTTTGCGAAGTGCTGTTTGGCATGTTGGCTGTGACCGAAATTGCCAAAAAATTGGCGTTTTGCCATTGAGCGTAGATCGAGAACGAACCAACGACGCCGTCGTCAATCAGCCATTGCAAAGCCTCCGCCGCGTAGTCAGCGGCTTGCAAAAGTATCGTCTGCGAATTGGTTTTTACACCGCGATAAAGCTGCCACAACCGAGAGCCAATGAGGCTGGAATTGTATGTGTCCGCCCACCATCCGCGCCGGTCTTTTGGCGAGGCGGGCGGAGGCGGAACGTAATCGCTTGACGCCAATCGGTCCGTGAAAAGCGAAACGATTATGGCTGTTGCGAGATCGTTGCCGGATTGCAAATCCGGGCCATTCATCAGCCAGTCGGCCGTTCCGGTCGAATTGTTCCAGCCGATTGTTATGTCGGTCATGACGCGAGCGCTTCCAACGTCAGCGGCATGAAAAGCGGCGAACGCGGGTCATTGCGCGCCACCAAATCATCGGAGCGGCTGGCGTCCTGATATAGCTGGTAGGCCACAACAAGCGCTGGTAGCGATGTTCTCCGGTTTACGGTCGTCACCATGGCCAGGCTGCCCGCGCGCGTCGTGATGTCGGCCGAGACCGCCGCGCGCATGGCTTTGAGCGCCACATACGACGCGTTATCGCCCGCGTCAGCGGCGGTTATAGCCTCAGCGTCAAACAGCGCGCACACATTGGTTCGGAGCGTCACAGCGTCTTGGTAGCTGCTTGGCGCGTATGTCACCGCCGCGCGCGCCAGAGAAGTCAGCGCCGCGCGCCGACACATCGCGGCGTTGGCGGTTTGCATCGTCGCCATGCCCGACCCGACAGCGTCGGAACCGAAATTTGAGGATGGCGCAAACGCGGCCAGTTCTGAAAGAATGCGTATAGCATCCGCCGGATCAGCGCACGTCGTTCTGACCGCCTCAGTGAGCGCCTGAACTTCGGAAGCCAGCGCCGTCGCCGCCGACGTGATTTGCGGTATCGGGAACGCGTTTGATTCGGTCATACCAGCGCGGCCAGTGACGCGGCAGATGCGCCGGCCACAGCCACGGCGGCGCGGCTTGCGGTCGCGGCTGCTATGACTGTGGCGGCCGTAGCGCTGGCTGGCTGTAGCGTGCGCGCATTGCCGCCGGCATAGCGGCCCAACGAGCCAGCCAGCCCGACAGTTTCGGAGAAAACCATGCGAGCGCCGCCGACAAGCGCAGATGCCTGTGAGGCGAAGATTGTCACGGTTGCTACGCCCTGCGAAACAACCTCAGCGCCAAGTTGGGCCGCGCCGACAATGTCGCTCGCGAAATCTGAAGCCGAGGAGCTATCCGTGCTGGCTGCGGTAGACGTGACCTGATCATCCCACGAAGCGCCGCCAGCCGACGATGAGTTGGTCGCGGTAAAAACCGGCCCGGTCGTTGTTTGCAAAAATTCGAAATTTACCTCGATCACAAGACCAAGGTCCATTCGCTCGGTCATACGGCATCCGCCGATGAGCGAGACGGTTTGGCTGCCAAGCGCCGGGTGCACAAGGATGCCTGGACCCGGTTGCTCGCACGCCGCGACCATGGCGGCGCGCTGGGCTTGCAAGGCGCCAGCGCCGGTCACCAGGTCGTTTTGAATGAGGTATCCGCTAATAGAAAATGAGCGCGGTCCACGTCCGAGGTCTTCAACCCATTGCGGATCGCGAAATGGATAAACGTGTACCGCAGTGCGCCGGCCAGGCTTAATTCCCAGCGATTGCACCGCGAACGGAACGCCGCGCCACGAGGCTTGGTTAAAACCAAGAATATTCGCAATCGTCTTGGCGACAGAACCTATCTGGTTCGCTGTTGAGGAAACGTTGCCGACAAAGGAAATTGCGGATGACATTTTACAATCCAAATACTATTGAATTGAGGACCAGAAGCCATCATTGGCGCCAGCATTATATAGGGAATCATTCATGAGGATTTAGCCCAACAAAAACCCGTTTGATTCCATTTCAAAGTCACTTGTCCAGTTGCCGGAATAGACACACTTGCTGCGCAAATGCCAACCGCGTTGCCAGATGGAGTTGTGCCGTTTGTTAATGTTACGCCGGAGTCAGAAATCAAAGTGACTGTGCGCCCTTGATATCCTCCGTTTATTAAATTTGTCGTCGTGGTGCCTGTAAGGTGAAAGCACGTGTAAGCCGGGGCAAGCGTTATATTCGAAGCCGACGCGACCGAAGGGCATACATCGTCAACACCTTCATTCCCGCTGAACACCACTCTCGCCGATGTCGCAGTTGGGACGAAAGAGACGGGAACCGATGGAGTTTGAAGGTCGTTTCCCGTAACGGTGATGAAGCCAATGTTGCCGCCAAGAGCGATACCATTTGTCAGGCTTGCGCCCGCCACAGCTCCTATGTGGTTGCCAGTAATGACAACCCTTTGCGGCGTAGAGCTTACTGAAAGTCCTGTCGTAGCTGTTCCAGAAAGCCAACTGTCAATTTCCGAGCCGACAATAACAACTTCGTTGCAACCATTAATACCAACAATAGGGACGGTTTGATTTGCCGAAGTTGACCCGTTTGTATTTGCTCCGTGGCTGATTAGACCATTAAAGCTTATTTGGTCGCACGATCCACCCGCATCGTTAGATATATAGACTGGCTGGTCAGTATTAAGCACTCCCGATGCCCATACATTTGCAAAATATAACCACTCAATATCAGCGTTTGAAGTTGTTGTATTAATATACAATTCGTGAGGGGTATTGCTGCCCGTATAGTGCGTGCCTGAGCTATCGCCAAGAACGCCAGTGAAATGGCCGTTTACGTTCTGGCCGTTTCCGCCGACCGAACCTGGAATAATCTCAAATCCTATATAGCAGTTATTCGGTCCATTACCCGTCCCGTTGTAGCTGATTGCTCCGTCAAAAAACGCAATACCTATTCCATTAGTATTATAACCAGCGTCACATCCAACAACATTATTATTTAATGTTATTCCAGCCGTAACTCCACCAGATGTATTTCTTCCTATTGATATTCCTATATTTGCCGGGTCGCGAATTACATTATTTTCTGATGTAGAAAATTTGACAAGGTTAGGCGCAGTTCCACCACCCCAATCAATGCCATTATATGGATAAAAAACGACATTATTCGAAACTACGTCGTTTTGCTGATCGGCCCCACCAAGCAAAATTGCTGACCCAGCCGCGCGCGCTGTTGACCCCGGCCCAGGCGCCATTTGAATGCAAATGTTTTGCACCGTGGCTTTTGGCCCCGTTAAAACCAATCCGTTGATATCCGAATTAGTGATAAGCCCAGAAATACAGTTGTGACCGCCGGACGTTCCGTTTCCATCATTTTGAGGAGATTGAAATCCCTCAATGTCCACGATTGCCGAGCTACTAAGTTGAGACGTAAAATAATAAAGATGGGTGGCGTCAGTTAAATAAACTGGCACTCCTGCCAATGCGGCGGCGTTTATGGAATTTTGTATTGCCGTTGTGTCGTCTGTGCAAAAACTTATTCCTGAAATCGCGCAATTGCCATGCGCGCCGAAAATCATAGGGGTTACGCGTTGCGCAGATGCATCCCAAATCAAGCACCCCGTGCCGGACAATGGCGCCACTTGAGAGCCATCGTCGCCTCCGCTTATCGAGCACGCGGTAGAACTCCAATGATACGTCGCGGCGCCTCCGTCGCCAGCGCTGTAAAAACCCTGCCGATATACCGTATTAAATTGCCCCGCAGGCAAAGCCATTAGCGCGGCATTCGTCGCAACCGTGGCCGTCGTATTTGCCACGTCGGCCTTTTCAACGCCCAACGCATTGAGCGACGCAGCCGGGAGCGCCTGGCCCGATGAAAAATTAGGATTGCTTTGCGCAAACGCGGCGCAAGGCGCAACGATCAGCGCACACAGAAGCGCGTATTTCAACAGCGTCATGATTTATTCCCGATTACGTTAGCAGGCCAGAGTTGATTGCCCAAAGATTCCCGGAAAAATAACTTGCCATACAAGATACTTGAGACCCAAGAGAAAATGGCGAATTTGTTGCCATTCCGATAAATGCCGCTCCAACAGGAGGATAAATAAACACCGGAACTGCTGTTATATTTGCAATAAAAAAATAAGCAGAACCAATTGGAGTCGAAAGTATAATTCCTTGCCCGGATGATGCGTTGGTTATTTCTATAAATTGTGAAGAAACAACTTGAGCAGATAATTGATTTGTTCCAAAAGCGACTGCTGTGGAAAACGAGTGTGTAGAAATGCCGGTTTGGGTTGTATTACCCGATCCATCCAGCTTCCAAATAGGAGACCCTGGCGCTTGTTGAACAACTCCAGGCTCGTTCAAAGTGTAGATGTTAAGGCTCGATACGCCGCCTCCTGGCCCTAAAAATAAATCACTGTCACCAGTGCCGTTGTAGTTAAAAGCCATCACCCAACCGGCATCGGGAAACGTCGCTGGCTTGCTTAAGCCGCTCGTGTTGTAGGGCACATTTAATACACCGCCATCGACATATACAGTGGAGTTAGCGGTCAAAGCTGCCGTGACGGTAATTTGACCTTGCACAACCAAGTTTCCTGTCACCGTTTCGCTTCCGTTGACAGTCGTGTTGCCGGCTGACAGCGCGCCTCCTATTGTAGAGGGTCCTGTAGTCTGTATTTGAGCGGCTTGTAGAGTGCCTGCTACAGTCTCATTACCCGTAACAGTTACGGTGCCTAAAGAGGCCGTTGGAGCGCTTAAATCCCCCGTAAAGCTGGCCGTTCCAGCGCTTACGGTGGCGGCGTAGACTGTGCCACTGGTGACATATACACTCCCACTCGTGCTCAAAAACGCATTTGCTTGGAGCGCTCCCATCACAGTCTGAGAGCCAGTTATCGTTGTCGTACCCGTGATGAAGGTGCCAGATACCACTGCATTGCTGCCAACGTTAAGAGAACCACCCACGCTAGCTGCGCCTGAAACGCTAGAGTTTCCGGTTATCGCCAACCCAGTGGCGCTGACTGACCCGCTGACGCTTGTTGCCCCCGCGACAGTGTGCGGGCCTGACGTGAGCGATCCCGCCACGCTGGCGTTGCCGGTTGTTGACAACGTTGCGCCATTGAGGGCGCCCGATACCGACACGCTTGCGGCCGTGATCGCACCCGAGATAGACGCATTGCCCGATGCCGCCAGCGAGGTAAAAGCACCGCTCGATGGCGTGTTGTTGCCAATGGCGGCATTGTTAATTGAGCCGCCTGTGATGGTGGCGTTACCGACCAATGGAAACGACACACCGCCAAGCACGACAAGCGCGCCGCCAATAGTGACGGCACCGGCAATTGAAACAACGCCGCCCGTGACGTTTAGCCCGCTTTGCGCTGTAAGTCCGCCACTGACGCTAGCTGCGCCTGAAACCGAAAAGGTGGAAAATGTTCCCGAAGGCGCGGTCACGCTTCCCGCCGATAAACTACCCGCAACAGTCGCGCTTCCGGTTGTGGAAAGCGAATTACTATTCAGATTGGCAGCCGTCAGATTTCCTCCGATGCTAGCGTTGCCAGTCGTTTGTAAGGTTGTCGCTTTTGCGAGCCCTGCAACTGTAAGATTACCCGGCAATCGACACGTCCCCAGAGATCGTCAAAGTGCCGACATTTGAAATCGTCATGCCGGAACCGCCCCCATTGATGACAATTCCGGCGCGGGTAAAATACACGCTTCGGCCGAGATCGTCGTAAATTGCGATTTCTCCGGAGGCGAGGCCCTTCATGCGGTAGCGCTGATCACCCGTTCCAACGGCAAACGCTTTGCTTCGGTCCCCTTCGACGCAAATGACAGCGATGTCAGCGCCAGGATGCGGATTAGAAGCGAAGCCATAGGCATATAGGACCGGAACGTTGTCGCGCGTTTCCAGCGTGTTGATCTGGACCTGCACCGATTGCGTCGCCGCGGTGTCTGTGACAACGCCGACTTTTCCAAGGTTGGCGTGCATGGTGATGCGCGAATAACCATTCATTGCGGCGCCGCCGCTCCGCCATTTGGTTGCACGGCTTGCGCGACCTGGCTGTCGAACGGATAGAGCAAAATGGGGTTCGGCAAAAATGCCTCTTTCGGCATGATGAGCAACTCAGCCGTGGTGCCGTTTCTGTCATCGCGAGAAAACACGATTTCGGAAATAACCCAGGTTGCGTCAGATGTTTTGATTTTGCACGCTGGCAAATCGCACTGAGGCAAAATGGCATTTGGCGCCCATAATAACCCCGCGCTATCACGCCATGTATCGATTGTGACACGGATTGCTTGCGAACGACCGTAACGCCTAGCGACTTCCCAATTCGCCCGTTGCTTGGCGATTTCGAGTGACCCTATGCCTTGCTCTGAAACAAGGACGTGCGGCCGATACCGAGGAACCGTCTCGTCTTGAACCGAGGCAATCTGATTTGCCGTCGTCGCGCCACCGTTGGAATACTGTTGCAATATATCGGTCGCGCTGATGACCGCAATGATTTCGGAGAAACGCTCGTCCATGCTTAGCGTCACGCTGGCAGATTGGACGTTGACACCTTGCTGCACACCGCTCGCCATCGTGGAGGCGCCCGCCGACGCGAGAATGAGGTTCCCGTCCGTTCCGTCGTAAGCGAGCAACGCTGACCAGCGGCATACTCTTTCGATTATTTCGAATGGAGATTCAGCAAGATTGACGTTGAATTGCTGAATTTGCTGGCCGCTCCCGCTCAAGGACGAAACGGTTATTCCGAACGGTGCAGCAAGTTTTTGAGCGAGAACAAGGGCGGATGGCGCCTGAATCTGAAACCCGTTGGCCATCGCCGAGCAATCGACCAGGTCGCCGCATTTGCTGCGCCCCTGCACGGTGACGGTGTGGCCGCCGGCAGTGATCGACATTGTCACGCGGTCCACATATCCGGTGACAATCGGATCGTTACCGACTTTGAAAACGCACGCTTGGCCCGCCTTGATGCCCATTTGTGACGGGTCGAACGGATACGCCTCCGTCACCTCCAAATGGAAATCGGACGGGACGCGTTCGCACCCGCGCGTGAAGCGAACCGATGTCCAACCAACCCATGACAAGTCGTTGACGACAAGCGTTGCCGCGTCCGCTGCGGCCGCGGGCGGAGGCGTTGCGGCGCTGGCCGCTGCGGCGTTCGTCGTGTTCGGCGCTGGCGTGCCTGTGGACGCGCCAGGCGGGTTTGTCTGGCCAGGCGCGTCCTGACTACCGCTTGGCGCCGTTCCACCGCTTCCGCCGTCCTCGGGCTCAACCTCGATGGTCGGTCCAGCCGATGTGCCGGGGGAAACGCCGAATGGGTTGGCGCCGCTCAATTGGCGCCTTGCATAGCACGCACTACGCGCGGAGGCCGGAGGTCAACCGCTGTGCTGGAATTTCGGGTTTGCACATCCACACTCGATCCGGCCGGCGCATTATTGTGATTCA